CAGGGGCGGTGGCGATGTATTGTCGTCTACAGGGCTACCCCGCCCCTCGTCTGATTTCCTATAGGATAGCACCTGGCGACCCCACCACAACCGGTCGTGTGCCACTTCGTAAGGTGCACACCATTGCCACACAGGGCGGCGGCTTGGTGTATTGTTAACAAGTCCTCAGGAAAGTTTCAATGCCTGGTGTTACTACCCGCATCAAATCCATCACTACGATTCTGATTGAAAATGTGAACCGTGGGCATAAGTTTACCGCCGATGAATTGGGTGCGATTGTTGAGAACTTGGTGGAAGAATATGATCTTCACTACTTCGTGGAGCGTTATGATTCCCGCCCCACTCACACCAAAGGTGTTACCCAGGTTGAGTATCAAATGAAAAAACTTGAACTGCAAGGTGTTGTTGAACGCTGCGGAGTTCGTGAGTGGGTTAAACTCTGATCTGAAACTTTCACTGTAAACTAACACTAACTGCATTATCATGTTTGATGAACTTTGGTCTGAAATCGCTGATGCTCCCGGTGAGATCTTCGATGTGATTGAATACAAAGAAGAGTGGGAAAAGGAAGAGAAATTTGATGTGGAAGGTTACATCAACGGGAACACAGATTACTGAGGAAAATGTTACTCAGGGCAGCCGCCGCAACCAGTTGAGGGAGTGGCACAGGACCGGTTGCAATTCGCCCGATTCTGTGCAATATTAGGACCATGAACAAAACACAAAACCCCTACCGCTTGCAGATGATCCAACAGGGTCGCGATCCCATCGACCGTCCCGTTCGTGAGGTTCCCGCTCGGTTCCGTGATCGCTTCGCTACCTATGAGGAGTATCAGGAGGCGATGGCGGATTTCCTCAACGGTATGTGACGGTCGGGGAACCGTCCTCAACCTATTGACTTTCCACCTCATCTCTGCAAATATAGGGTCATGAACAAAACACAACTCAAACCAGTCCACGGCGGATGCTTCCAGGTCAATGAGACCGCTGCCGCCGATCCTGCCTGCCAAGCGGCAATGGCATCATACATGGCACAGATCCGTCGGGACGCCATGCGTGCAAAGGACATCCGCGAAGGTCGGATCCCTGCCCCCGACAGTCAGTGGGGGAACTGGCACATCAGCGACCGCGACTGACGCGGTTCTGCCCTTATACTGTTCACATACCAAACAAACACACATGACCAACGCTCTCACCGGTTTCGCTCTCCTGGACATGATCCGCAAAATGGAAGACGCTGACCGTACCACGCAGTGTCTGACCTGCGGTTATGTTCGGGAGAATGGCAAACCTGCCTTCACTGCATTTTTTGAGGCAATTCTGGAGGCGCGTGGTGTTATCACCAACGCTCTCAAATTGAAGGCAGAAAATGTTGATTATCAGGAGCAAATTGATGAACTCCTGGAAGACTACGATGCTGATGCAATCGCTGCGTTCATTGAACTCTACGGCGAAGAAGAATTGGAGAACTTCGCTGATGCTTACCAAGGCGAAATGTCTGGTCCTGAGTTTGCAGAACAGTTGACCACTGATTGCTACTGCCTGGACATTCCTGCCTTCGTTTGTGTTGATTGGAGCGCAACGTGGGATCAACTTTCCTACGATTATGATGAGCAGGATGGTTACATCTTCGCCCGCAACTGGTGAGGTGGACAGTCGGGGGACTGGTCAGAACCTCTTGACCGATCCCCCGTTTTCGCTTATTCTACTTTCAGTTCAGACGGGTGGCGCTCACCCGCTTCAATTATGGGATTTCAAACCAACGGATCTGTTCACCACGAAGGCGTCGCCAATGAGCACGACACCATCGCTCTGCTGAATGCTTCCAACCTGTTCGCTGAGACCGTCACCCACTTGGGCGGCACCAAGAACAAAGCGGACGCTATGGCGGGACAGACCCCGATCAGCATCAAACACAAAGCAGGACTCCGGAACGGTTCGTTCGATTGGGTCAACACTTCCAAAACCGACGACCTGTTGGACTCCGCCCGCTTTGACGACTTCCGCGCTTTTATCTCCGCCGCCCGTGGTTGGGATAAGGAGCAGCGCACCGCCATGGTAGAGGAAACCCGCGACCTGCTGAATGAGGTCTGTTCCGACGCCCTGGACTTTATCACGTCCGACACGCTGACCGCTTGGGTTCATGAGCAGATCGTCATCGCCAATCACGGGATGGTGATGGCAGTTACCGACACCAGCGCCCGCCGTTGCTTCGTGTGTGACCACGACGCTCTGCTGATTTCCCGCCTGCTCCGTGACGGTTATTCTGCCGTGTTGGTCGCTGGTCGTGGGATGACCTCCCGGAAGGTTGTGCTGGTAAAAGGCGACGACATCGTGGACTGTGGTCTCCGGATTCGCGTGACCAGCAACAACGGAATCAAAGCGTTTCTGGGTCTGAGCAAAGCGAACAGGAATTCTCAGATCGTTCTGAAGTTGCAGCAGGACCGGGTGGATCGGTTGGTGGCGACTGCTGACGGCGTGGAGGTCCTGGAGTTCTGACCCGTTTCGTGGTATGATTCGTGCAACAACAAACAACCCGATGTCCTTTCCAACCGCTGACGCTAACGGCACCATCTCCTGGCAGGAGGCAGTTGAGTTCGTATGGAGTGCTGACCAGGATCTGAACTTCATCCCACAGTTCGCTCAGGATTATGGTCACCTGTATGGTGAGCGCATCGACCTGGGGGAGTTGGAGACCTGGCGCTGTGACCTCATCGGCGCACTGATCGCCGACCTGGTGTTCGGTGGTTGACCACAGCGTGGGTTCGTGATACGCAGTGTCGCGCCCCCGCCCGCCGTTCGGGCGTCGCCCGTGTGCCCCCCGTATATAAAACGCCTAGGTACCATTAAGCTATAAAGTCTTGCTTTCGCGAGGTCTTTGTATAACGCATGACTTTTCTATATAAAACAAAAGTGAGAAACGGAATACCTCATATGCAAAAAAATCCCGGAGAAAATTTTTCAACTGTAGAGGTCGATCCTGTAACAGGTGAATATGTTATCAAGGTACCTGAGTGGATCATCAGTGAATTTGGGTGGTATGAAGGTACGGAAGTTAATATGGAAGTAGATGGTGACTCAATACTGATAACCGAACAGTAATCATTGACTATCGTATAAGATGATAGTATAATTACTATTGAATCGATTCACATTCAAACTTGACCTAATTATGGCAAAAGGATTTACAGTAAAAGCAAAAGCGCCCGCAGCAAAAAAAGAACCAGAGTGGGATTATGCGAAAGCACGAGAGATGGTTAAAGGTAAGACAGTAGTCTTCTGTCTACCTGGTAGGGGAGTATCATATACGTATTTGAAGAACTTTGTACAACTATGTTTTGATCTTGTACAAAGTGGAGCAAGCATTCAGATTTCACAAGACTATTCGTCTATGGTGAATTTTGCACGTTGTAAGTGTTTAGGTGCTAATGTATTGCGTGGACCTGATCAGATTCCATGGGATGGTAAGTTAAAGTATGACTATCAGTTGTGGATTGATAGTGATATTGTATTCAATACTGAGAAGTTTTATCAATTGGTATTGATGGATCAAGACATTGCATCTGGATGGTATTGTACTGAAGATGGTCAGACTACATCTGTTGCACATTGGATGGAGGAAGAAGATTTCCGTTCCAATGGTGGTGTAATGAATCATGAGACCTTAGAGACCATTGCGAAGCGTAAGAAACCATTTACAGTTGACTATGCAGGATTTGGATGGTTGTTGATTAAGAATGGTGTCTTTGAGCATGAGGATATTAAGTATCCATGGTTTGCACCTAAGATGCAGGTCTTTGAATCTGGTGAAGTACAGGACATGTGTGGAGAGGATGTATCCTTCTGTCTTGATGCGAAGGAAGCAGGATTTGAGATTTGGTGTGATCCTCGTATCAGAGTTGGTCACGAGAAGACTCGTATTATCTGATGTCTACGCAAGAACTCTATACAATTTCTCATCATGGTCAAGTTCTTGCTGAAGGCTTGACCCAAGAGGAATACTTTGATAAAATGATAGACCTAGCGGAGGATTTCTACTCTTCTGGGTCTCCGAATCCCTCGGAATTAACTACTACTATCACTAAGGAAGACTAAGTTATTATGGCTCGTGCTAAGATTGGATTGACTGGTGGAACTTTTATTGAGTCTCAACCGAAGAAGACTCGTCAAGGATCCGGAAAAAACACGAAGTATGCCGCTTCTTCTCGCAATAATGCTAAGAAGCGTTATCGTGGTCAAGGTCGGTAATTAATACATAAGGTTAGAATGTAAACAAATGTATGGCTTGTTTGATTGCTAACCTTCCTTCAATGGAAGTATGGGTAAGAAAAGAATACTTGACTGATCATCAATTTGGTCATGGTGAATTTGTAAAGGGCGTTTGGGTATCGGTTAAATCCATACCTGGACGCGCTTTTTATTTTGAAACTTACTTACCAGAATATGCAGCAATGTATGATAAATTGCCGATTAGTGCTTTTGTATCAGATCCAGAAACACCAACACCTGATATGAATCTACCAAACTTACAGTTCTGGAATTGTATGGACTATGGTGTCGTATCAGTTGATAAAAAATTCATTGGTTCAATGGATTTTGAATGCTATACTAGAGATCATGGCATTCAAAAAGGTACTTACGTTTGTACAATCGACAATTATCATCATGACCCTGATTATGTTGATTGGGCAACTAGTGAAAATCCAGCAGAACATAAGTCTCATAACTTAATTGAACTGGATAATGGACAGTATGCTCTCTATCCTAATAACCGTTTACGCATCTTTGATAATAGTTTGACTCCTGTTGATCCTAAAATGCCAGATTTTAAAGTATCAACTCAATATTATTCTGTTGAAAATGGATTTGAACGCCTTGGTATGGGTCGTGAAGATGAATACCATTGGAAGACTGCTAAAGAACGTGAAGAGGAGAAAATAAATACTGATGAGGGATAGAAACCCCTATAAAAGTTCTGATTCACACAATCAGGAGCACAATGGGTAACTCACCTGTCGATAGAGATAAAGACTATATGTTCCAAACATATGGTACTAGGAGTTTAATTACTGATTATTGGTCAATGCCTCATAAAACTAATGATGATCCTGAAGAATTAACTAAAGAGGAACAAAATCAAGAGTGAGGGTATAAATAAATTTAGAAAAATCTACCCACACGATGTCTTCACAGAGGGTTTCTAGAGCATTTAAAGATATTAGTTTTGCCTTTGACCCACATCCAGTGACAAAGGATCTACCTGTATTGATAAATCAACGTGCTATCGTTCGATCAGTGCGTAATTTAGTTGAAACAATACCAACTGAACGATTTTTTAATTCAACATTAGGTACTAATATTCGTGCTTCCCTCTTTGAATTCATTGATTATGGTACTGCTTCAGTAATTGAGGATCAAATTAAAAATACAGTTGAATTTTATGAGGATCGAATTGAAAATTTAAAGATTGAAGTCGATCCTCAACCTGATAATAATAGTTTTGATGTAAAAGTTTTCTTTGATATCGTTGGTTCAGATTTTCCCCCACAAGCATTCTCCTTTATTCTGGAGACAACGCGATAAAAAATGCCTTTTACTCAGTTTACTAACTTAGATTTTGACCAAATTAGGGTTCAAATCAAAGATTATCTCCGTGCTAACTCTAATTTCACGGATTTTGACTTTGAAGGATCTAATTTTTCAGTCTTAATCGATACGCTTGCTTATAATACTTACATTAATGCATTTAATGCGAACCTTGTAGTCAATGAATCCTTCTTAGATGGTGCTACAGTTCGTGAAAATGTGGTTTCTCATGCTAGAAACATTGGTTATATACCCCGTTCTAAGACTGCCGCCAAGGCAAACGTCACTTTTTCGGTACCAACCGATGATCCAGGTTCTGTATTGACCTTAGATCCAGGTTTAGTCTGCGTTGGTGCTCAAGATAATACTGCATATCGGTTCTCAATACCAGAATCTATCACCGCTACTATCAATGGTAGTGTAGCACAGTTTGGTACAACCGAAAACCCCATAGAAGTCTTTCAAGGATCGTTACTCTCTACGCAGTTCTTGGTCAATACGGCACAAGATCAACGATTTATCCTTGATAATCCTAGTATTGATACTTCAACAATCACTGTTTTTGTAAAAGGTATCAATGATACTGGTCTTGGACGTGAATTTAGGTTAGTTGACAATATTTTAAACATTGATAAGAACTCTGAGATCTTCTTAATTCAAGAAGTTCAAGAAGAACGCTATGAATTACTATTTGGTGATGGATATTTTGGTAAAAAGTTGGAAAATAATGCTGTTGTAACAGTTCGCTATATTGTGACTGATGGCGAATTGGGGAATGGTCCATCACTTTTTGATTTTCAGGGCAATTTTAGCAATGATAAGGGTAATAGAGTTATTCCTACCTCCTCAGTGCCTGTTACAACCGTCCAGAAGGCACAGAATGGTGGTGAAGTAGAGAATGTATCGTCAATTAAATACTTTGCTCCTAGACTCTATTCAGCACAATATAGAGCGGTTACCGCTAGAGACTATGAAGCAATTATTGCATCAGTATATCCCAATACAGAGTCTGTTGCAGTCATAGGTGGAGAGGAATTATCACCACCCCAGTTTGGTAATGTGCAGATTAGCATCAAACCTAAGAATGGTATATATGTTTCTGACTTTGATAAGCAAAATATTCTGAATAGAATTAAACAATATTCTATTGCAGGTATTAATCAAAAGATTGTTGATCTTAAAATACTTTATGTTGAGATTGATTCAACAGTTTACTATAATAATACCCAAGTTTCTAATGTCGATAATCTTAGAACTAACATCGTTAATTCTTTGACGACATATTCTAAAGATGTTGATATGAATCGCTTCGGTGGTCGTTTTAAGTATAGTAAAGTTCTTCAATTAATTGATCGTGTTGATGATTCTATCACTTCTAATGTCACCAAAGTAAGAATTAGAAGAGATATGAAGGTTCTTACGAATCAATTTGCACAATATGAACTTTGTTTTGGTAATAGATTCCATGTAAACCCAAATGGATTGAATATTAAATCAACTGGATTTAAAATTGCTGGAGAATCTTCAACTGTATTTTTTACAGATAATCCAATTGATACCGAAAAAGGAACTTTAGCAATCGTCAAGATTGACGCTAATGATAATAAGGTAGTCGTTGCTAAAGAAGCAGGAATAGTTGATTATAAGAAAGGAGAAATTCTTCTTAATACAGTAAACATTATTGAGACTGACCGACCAAATAATATTATTGAGATTCAGGCATTCCCAGAATCAAATGATGTTGTAGGTCTTAAAGATCTTTATTTGAATTTTGACATTTCTAGTAGTGGAATAAATATGGTTAAAGATGTTATCGCATCTGGTGAAGATATTTCTGGTGTCTCATTTACAAGAGATTACTATACTTCAAGTTATTCAAACGGAGCATTACAGAGGAAATAAGATATGTCGCATTTTGAGAAGAAAGTGCAACTCAATAAAATTATTGAGAGCCAACTTCCAGAATTTTTAGTTGCCGACTTTCCTAAAGCGGTAGAGTTTTTTAAGCAATATTATATCTCTCAGGAAGCACAAGGCGGTAATATCGACCTGGTAGACAATCTTGATAGGTATATTAAGTTAGATAATCTTATTCCAGAAGTTGTTGTTGGCACGACAAGTCTCTCTGCAGATATTGATGCTTCGTCTACTACAATTACTGTATCTTCAACAAAAGGATATCCAGACGATTATGGTCTCCTAAAGATTGATGATGAAATCATTACTTATACTAGTAAAACAGACACTTCCTTTATTGGATGTGTCCGTGGTTTTAGTGGTGTAACTGGATTTGATGATACAACAAAAACATATTTTGCAAATACTAATCGTCAGAGTGTAATTTTTGAAGATACTGTTGCAACCAGTCATAGTGCAAATGTAACTATTCAAAATCTTAGTGCTCTTTTCTTACAAGAGTTCTATAAAAAATTAAAGAAAACATTTACCCCTGGATTTGAAGAAGAAACGTTTGTATCTGATCTTAACGTCTCAAACTTCATTAAACACGCTAGAAACTTCTATCAGTCTAAAGGTATAGAGGAGTCTGTAATCATCCTCTTCAAGGTCCTTTATGGGGTCACTGCGAAGGTTATTGACCTTGAGGGTAGATTGATTAAACCTTCTTCTGCTGATTATATTAGGAGAGAGGTTGCTGTAGCTCAGGTAATTTCTGGAGATCCTTTTGGATTAGAAGGTCAAACTATTTTTAAATCGACTGATCTTGAGACAAATGCTTCTGTATCAGAAGTAGAAATTTTTACTAGAGAGAATGAAACTTTCTATAAACTTGGATTGTTTATTGGATATAATGATAGAGATCTTGTAGAAGGTTCTTTCACAATACCTGGATATTCGAAAGTCTTAGAGACAGTAAATCCTGGAGATTCTGTTATTAGTGTAGATTCCACGATTGGATTTGATGAATCAGGTACAATAATTAGTGGAAATAATACAATAACATACACATCAAAGAGTGTTAATCAGTTCTTTGGTTGTAGTGGTGTCACAAATATTATTGATGTTACAGATTCAGTTAGATCAAATGAAACTATTTTTGGATATGAGAATGGTGATGTAACTAAAAGGTGTGACCTTCGTATTACTGGTGTACTATCCAATTTTGAAGCACTCGAAGATATTTCTCTCATAGAAGTTGGTGAAAGAATTTCTGTAAAAAATGTTGGTGAGGTAATTCAAAATCCAGCACAAAATAAAACCAACAAAGAAATATTTGCAAACTCTTGGATATACAATACTAGAACAAGATTTGAAGTAGAAAGTATTAGTGGTAATTCTTTATTTTCTTTGTATAGTGAAGTTGACAAATCAACTTTACGAGTTGGAGACTCTGTTGAAATTTTAATCGGAAAAAGTGAGCAAGTAGCTCCAGGTGGATCAAATGCGATTGTACAATCTATTACACAATCTAATGTAGTTCTGAGTAATATTGGATCTTTTGTTCCAGTATTAAATCAGTCCTATAGTATTAGAAGAAAACTTGTTAAAGGTAATAGTTTAGTAACTCCAATAAAAGAAGGTAATAATGTCTATATTGCAAATACTTTAAACGTTTATACTGATGATACTGAAGAATTTGGATATATCGCATCAAATTCTTTACCTGGATATCAGATTACAGATCAAATTGTTGAGTCATCTATACCAGATGGTCAAGAGTCTAATCTTGATGGGTATAGTGATGAACTAAAGACTTGGAAATCTATTAAATTTAGCTCCTCTGTAAGATTTTTAAGTGGAGATCGTGTAAAATATACTGCTGAAAATCAATTAGTTGGATTGGTTTCTGGCGATTATTACTATGTTAAAGTAATAAAATCAAATGAAATTGAATTATATCTATCCCAATCATCACTATATTTAAGTATTGATAAACCAGTTAGATTCATTCCAAATCAACTTGGAGGAACACATACATTTACTCTTGATAGGCATGAAAATAAAGAGTTATCTTCTAATAATATTCTTAGAAAAATTCCATTAAAACAATTAACCACATCTAAAGAAGATGTAAGAAATATTGGAAACGTTGGTGTTCTTATAGATGGTGTTGAAATCACTAGTCCAGATTCTAGAGATGCCGTTTATTTTGGTCCTTTAGAAAAATTTGAAATTTTAAATGGTGGTAAAGATTATGATGTAATTAATCCACCAGAAATAAAGATTTCTAGTGGAGTATCTACTGCTTTGGTAGAGCCTGTCATTGTAGGAAGTGTAAAGGAAGTTCTTGTAGATCCTCAAGATTTTGATGTAGATGATGTTGTTTCAGTATCACTAACTGGTGGAAATGGTAGTGGATGTGTATTAGATCCTATTTTTGGATCTAGATTTAGAGAAGTATCATTTGATAGTCGTTCTCTAGATCTTGGTGGTGGTGTTGATATTACTGATGAAACTATTACTTTTACTAAAAATCATAACTTTATCACCGGACAACCTATCATCTATAATAATAATGGTAATGATTCAATTTCTATAGGAAATGCTGGTGATCCCACTAATTCAATCACAGGAACTTTAGGTAGTGGTGATCAGTACTTTGCCAGATATGTTAATCCATCAACCATTAAAGTTCATAATACCGAATCAGACGCTCTTGCAGGTATAAACACCGTTGGATTTTCTACGGCAACAACTGCTGCTGGTGTTCATAAATTTAGAACTCTTCCTAAAAATAATCTTAGACAAATTAAAGTATTGAATTCTGGTTCTGGATATGCTCATAGAAAGTTAAGAGTAAAGGCATCAGGAATTTCTACAGTCTATAATACTATATCTTTTAAAGATCATGGATTTGAGACAGGTGAGACTGTTAATTATTCAACCACTGGAAATGTTATTGGAGGATTGAATACTTCTAATCAATACAAAATTCAAAAAATTGATTCAGATACTTTTAGAGTAATTAATGTAGGTATCGGTGGTACGATTACTACAGATAGTATAAGAGATAAGTATACTAATCTTACAGATGTTGGTAGTGGATATCATGTATTCCAATATCCGCCCATTGAAATAACTGCAAATATTTCATATGAAGGAGGGGTAACAGGAACATTTACATTCACTCCTTTAGTTACAGGAGAAATTGTTGACGCATATCTTTATGAAACTGGTACAGGTTATGGAACAACAACTTTAAATCTTCATAAAAAACCTACTATTAATGTTTCTGAAGGAAAAAATGCACAGTTTTTACCTATTATTATTAATGGCAAAGTTGTTGACGTACAAGTTTTAAATGGTGGAACAGGATATAAATCAACTCCAGAATTAGTTATTGAAGATACTGTAGGAACTGGTGCGATTATTAGACCAGTAATGACTAACGGTAAAATTACTGATGTCGTAGTAATTAATGAAGGTATTGGTTATAATGAAAATACAGCATTAATTAAAGTAAAGTCTAGGGGATTTGGTGCGAAGTTTGATACTAGAGTTAGAAAACTTCACGTCAATGATGCTGAAAGATTCTCAAAATTCTCTAAAAATCAAAGTGAGAAGATTTTTTCAAACTTATATAAAAATGAAGAAGAAGATTCACTCATATATGGAATATTTGGATATTCTGAAGATTTAGCACAAAATCTTGAATCTCTAGATGGATTTCACTCACCAATCATCGGGTGGGCATATGATGGAAATCCAATTTATGGTCCTTATGCATATTCCGATCCTGAAAATATTTCTGATGTTAAAATAATTAAACCAAGTTATGAATTATCATCTTCTTTAGTTGAAGATAGACCAGATTTTGAGGATGGATTCTTTACTGAAGATTACAGATATACTGGAAGTGGTGACTTAGATAAGCATAATGGACGTTTTGGAAAAACTCCAGAATATCCAAATGGTGTTTATGCATATTTTGTTGGCGTTACAACTGACATTACATCATCAACTCCTGCAGAATTTGAACCACAGTATCCATATTTTATTGGAAACACATATCAATCAGAATTTATTGAGGACAATCTTGTCTTAGATCATAAATTTGATTTTAATAATTCAAACCTTGTTAGAAATACTTTACCATATAATGTTGCTCGCTTAAGAGAGCAATATGATTTTATCAATGAAAGTTATGAGCAATCTGATCAATTTAATTTTATAAAATCTGTATCTCAAGGAGATATTGATCAAATTAATGTTATTGATGGTGGAAGAGAATATAAAATTGGAGATAGTGTTAATTTTGATGATACAGGTACTAATGGTGCTGGATTAAGAGCACAGGTGTCTGAATTAGTTGGTGTAGCAATTACTTCTTTAGATACAACACTCGATAATTATGAAAATGTTGTATTTGAATGGGATAATGATAGAGAAGTATCCGCTTATAATATTTCGGGATTTGATATCTTTAATACTGATACAGTTGTTGTTTCTGGATTATCCACATCAGTAGATTCTCTTGCAAGTTCATTTACTGTTGGATTTAGTACAGAATCAGTTTCCCTCGCAAAAACTATGACGGGGTATAGTGGTGTTGTTGCACAAGAGGGTAAATACGAAGATATCTTTACTTCTAGAGACTTTAGTAATGTTTCGATTGGAAATTCTATTAGAATTGTTTCTGATGAAGGAACTGAAATTGTAAAGGTATTGAACGACTTTAATAATGGAATTTTGAGAGTTCAAAGATCAGGTAGTATTGGAACATCCCACAATGCTGGTGGTAAACTTGAACTTCTTAATGATCGTATAGTTCTTCCAGTAAAAACCAAACAGTTTGATTCTAAGAGAAATGAAATAGTATTTTTTAATGCACTTCAATCTGTTGGTGTTGGAACAACACCTGGAGGAGCAGTTGAAAAAACATTCTTAGTTGGAGACACGAATGTAACTGTCAATATTCCAACTAGACAGATTCGTATACCAAATCATCCATTCAAAACAGGACAAAAAGTTAAGTTTGAAAAAAATCCATTTTCTGGAGTAGATGAAATTACTGTTGCCGACAATTCTGGCGATGTCGGTTATTTCATTCCATCAGATGTATCTGAATTTTACATAATCGATAAAGGGAAAGACTATATCGGTTTAACATCCCAAAAAGATCTTGCTACTTCAGGAGATGGTTTATTTTTCCTCGATGCTCAAGAAAATAACTCAGAATACAAGCTGTCTTCGATTTTTCCACAAGTAACCGGAGATCTTAGTAAAATTAATACTAAAATTAGTTGCGGCACTACTCATGGATTACAAGCCGGAGATACTATTAATCTAACTTCCAATCCTAATACTATAGTTGGTCTTGGGACAACATCAGCTTGTAGAGCAGAATTTGATGTTGATAATCAACTTCTATTAATTAATCGTGTTGGGGTTGATTCAACTGGTATCAATACTACTAGTAATACTATTACATTTAATGATCATGGATATAGAACTGGAGACAAGTTGTTATATACATCCGATGAAGTAGCAGAAGGTCTTGTTTCGGGTCAATCTTATTATGTTATAAAAGATACTTCTAGTACTTTTAAACTTGCAGAAACTTTATATGAGACTAATTCTTTAACAGAAAAGCATATCAATTTAACTGGAATTGGTGATAGTTCACATAAATTTGGATTAATTAATCCACAAATTAATGTTGTAAAAAATAATAGTCTTCAGATTAAATTAGAAGATCCATCTCTCACAGGATATGAACTAAAAATCTATAAAGAAAACGATTTTATTAATGAATATAATTCGTCTTCTGATAACTCAAATTTCAATGTTGTTGGTATTGGTACGGCAGGGCTTAGTGGTGCATCAGTTACAATTAAGTATTCTGAAAATGTACCATCTAAACTTTTTTACTCGCTAGAAAAGGGTGGATATATTAGCACCGCTGACAGAGATGTAGTTAATTTCTCCGAGATTAACTATATTGATAGTGAATATAGTGGAACATACAAGGTATCTAATGTTGAAAATACAACTTTTAATATTTCACCATTAAAATTACCACAAGTTTTAAATTATACATCTGATCAATTTGATTCCTTAAAATATACAGTTAAATCCTCAAATAATATTGCTGGACCTATAGCAAAAGTAGATATCATTTCTAAAGGATTTAAATATGAAAAACTTCCAAAATTAAAAGACATTACTACTTTAAATGGAATTAATGCAAATGTAGAGACCGTTTCATCTTCTATTGGAAGAATTAATAAAACAAGGTTTAGTAATATTGGATATGATTATCCTTCAGACAAAACACTGAGACCACAAGCAAATATTCCACCTATAATTAGAATTGATAATTTAGATACGATTACCGAATTTAATATAATAAATGGTGGTAATAAGTATGTTACTGCTCCAGATATTTTACTTTGGAATGATACTACTAATGAAATTATTGATTCTACATCTTTAGTTGCTAATGCTCCGAATGGATCTGTTTCAGAAATTGATCAAATAGCACCTATATTTGGTTTACAGTCTGAACCACATAGAATTATTTCAATCAATAATTCTAATGGTGTTGGTATTAGTAGTATTTCTACTAGTAGTTCTGGAATAGCCACTTGTATTTTACAAACTCCACTTTTTGGATTTATAACACCCCCATTTGCTCAAGATGATCTTATATTTGTAGAAGGGATTGAGTTGGTTACCGATGGAGATGGATACAACTCCGAAAATTATAACTACAAATTCTTTAAAGTTATTTCATACACTAACACGGATCCAGCAGAATTGGAATTTAAACTTGCTGGTGAGGATGGTGTTGGTCTTACCACAAATCCAGGGATTGCAAAAACTGCTGCATCTGGATATGCAACAATTATTAATAAGAACAATTATCCAGATATTAAAGTTCTGCAAGATAGAAGTAGTTTTGCTTTAAACGAAGAACTGCTTGTAGATGTTGGTGGAGGATTTGTAAAGACAGATCTTACAATTTCTCTGGTGAGAAGTGATTACATCAAAGTAGAAGGAAGATTTGGTTTAGAAAAGGGATATAAAATTAAAGGTGTTATTAGTGGATGTATTGCTGATGTAACTGAAATTGATACAAAAAGAGCAAAGTTCAATATTGATTATTCATCTAAACTTGATATTGGGTG